CTTCAACCTTGAGCGTGGTATCGCCGGGAGTGGTCACCAGGCCGTCTTGCCAGCGGGCCAGATCGGTCACCGTTCCTTCATCATCCACCAGGATGGCCCCGTCCTTGCCGTTGCCCTCGATGCGGATCTCCTTGGGCAAGGGATCGCCCGGATTGGGCGGCTCGCACTTCACGCGGATTTGCGGCTGGGTCACCCGCTCGGCGATGGAGCGGAACTCAGCAGGTCCGTCCGGAGGGTCCTCGTCGGGCTGCCCCGAGCCGTCCAGCGGTTGAACCCAGACCGGCTTGCCCGTGCCGACGTTGATCGCCCGGAAGTCGAGTTCCACCTCGTCGGTGGCCTCGTTCTCGCGGATGCCGTAGTCGCCTCGAACCGACCGGAAGCGGTAGATGTTGGAATCCTCCTTGTGGTCCTTGAACACGTTGGCGCCTCCCCCGACGTTCTCGCCGGTCCAGAGCTGCGCCCAGTGCTCGATGTCGCTCTGCTGGTAGACCTTCACCCTGGGCGTCCCGCCGTCGTCCTCCAGCTTGAAGAGCTTCACGAAATACTCGCCGTCGCTCCCGGAGCCTTCCGGATCCTCGGGGTAGTAGTGGTTGCCATCCTGGTCCTCGGCCGCGGCGAGGATTTCGGGTTCCTCGCTGATCTCACCCATCTCGTCGGTGACGATCTTGCACCAGAGGGTGTCGCCGAAGGCCATGACGATCTGCGGGCGGGGGATGGTGTCGAGGGGCTCTTCGCCTGCTTTCGGGATGTGGAACTTCACCGCCGGGGTGTCGTCGGTCTTTGGTTTGCGCTCGATGACCCAGCCTTCCTTGAGCGTGACCTGATAGCTGTCGTCCTTCTTCTCGATGCCGATGACCGCGAAGGGAGGCAGGTTCTGGGCCGGGGCAATACCAGGGCCAGGTTTGGAGTAGGCGAAGCCACCCGACGAGGCGATGAGTTCAAGCCCCGTCCCCGGTCGCGGCGTGCGCGAGGCGATGGCGTCGAGCAGGGCGTTCCAGTCCTCGGCAAGGATCGGATCCCCGCGCTTCTTCTTGGGTGGCAGCCGGTTCATTCCTCGTCCTTGTAAATGTCCTCGTCCCAGCCGCCCCGGTCGCTGGCCAGCCACTCCATCTCGATCCGGTAGGACTTGCCCTCCTGCGACTGGGTCACGCCGTTGAGCAGCCAGTTGCGGCCGCCGGCCAGTTCTGGCACCGGGCCGGACGGTTCGGAGATGTTCCCGATGTCGTTGAGATCCGACGACTTCGCCGGCTTGTCGCGCACCCAGCTTTCCTTCCAGGTGACCCGCGGGCTGTAGTAACTGGTTTGCCCGCGCTCGATCTTGCCGAGAACTTCCGTGCCCAGGTCGCTCTCGATCTTGTCGCGGAGCTTGTTGCCCTGGTCGTCCTTGTCCTTGCCGGACTGGATCAACTGGATGGCCTCGCGTTCCTTGTCCTCGATGTCCTTGTAGCGAGGATGGCTGAGCAGCGGCTCCTCCGACAGGGATAGCCCCATCGAATAGACGGCGTTGTTCTTCTCGGCCGCTTCTTCCTTTTCCTCCGCCCCGGCATACTGGCAGACGATTTCGGCGAGGTCGCCCTCGGTGAAGCTGGCGGTGACCTGCGAGACCTGGATGAAGTTGATCTCTGGGTGGACCGTGCCTGGCCGCGGCATCAGGGCGACGGCGGAGCTGCGGTGGCACCGGAAGATCTGGGTCGCGGTCCACTTGCCCTCCTTGTCGATTTGGACGGAGTAGCCCGGCTGCGGGTAAAGGCGTCCGGGCTGGATGGAAACGTGTCTCGGCATCTTGGCCGGGGCACGGCGTCAACCGAAGGCCGCCTGGCCGCCGCCGCCGAGCTTCTCGACCCGCCGGTTGAGGTCGTTGAGCAGCCGGTTGGTTTCGCCGGTGAGCCGGTTGTTTTCGCGTTGGGCGTCCAGGGCCCCAGACGAGTAGCCGCCGCCGCCGACTTTGCCGAGCGAGGTCACGATGGGGGCGAGCGATGAGGCGGTGGGGATGGCAGCCGAGAGTTCGGTGCCGCTGACCTTTCCCGCAGCGGCCACCGTCTTGGCGGCCTCCTCGGGCTTGGGCATCGTGTCGCGGATCGATTTCGCCACCTTGCCGAAGTTGTCCCGCAGGCCACGGGTGTCGATGAGTTCGCTGCCGGTGGATTCGCCCGCTTTGCGCGCCGCCTCCGCCACCCGCTCGCCGAGCTTCGGTGCCCCCTGGCCGATGAGCCCCTGAGCACCTTCGGCGATCTCCTTGAAGTTCATGCCGAACAGTTCCGCGCCGGCTTCCCGGCGGTCCTTGAGGATGCTGCCAAAGCTGGTCTCCACGTCGCCCGCCTCAAAGCCAAGCAGCTCGTTCATCCCCGGGATCTTGAGCAGCCCCTTGAGCAAGTGTGCGATCACCCATTCCATGCCCGCCTGGAGATAGACGATTGGCGTCTGGAACGCATTGAGCAGCGCGGCCCCGAAGCCGCCCACCAGCCCGAGCAGGGTGGTGCCGAGGCTCTTCCACATCACGCCGTCGGTGATCAGGTTCCAGAAGAATTCGATGGCGGTGCGGAAGCCGTTGACCAGCGCGTTCACGCCCACGGCAAAGCCGAGTTTGAGTGACGATGCCACGAGATCGAGCAACTGCCCGCTCTTGAACGCGGCGATGACGAACATCACCGCCTCCTTGACCCGCTTGCCCGCTTCGGTCGCGAGCGGAGTGAGCTTCTGAACGAGACCGATCGCCTGCTCGACCAGTGGCCGGATGGCGTCGTTGATCGGGGTGCCGAGGGTGAGGAACACTTCGTTGATCGTGTCCTTGAGCGTCGAGAACAGGCCGGAAGTCGTCTTGCCCTGCGCCTCCATCATCCCGGCGAACTTGCCGCCCTGCGAGGTCATGGAAACGAAGGCCCGCTCGATGGCCGGGAAGCCGACTTGGCCGGACTCGACCAGCTTCTTCACCTCCGAGTCCGACACGCCGAATTGCTTGGCGAGTTCCTCGATGATCGGGATGCCGCGGCCGGTAAGCTGGTTGATGTCCTCGGCGAAGAGCCGCCCTTGGACCCGCGCCTTGCCATAGAGTTCCGCGATCTCGTTGACTGGTGCCTGCACGCCCGCGGAGACGTCGCCGATCCGGCGGAGGGTTTCTGGCACCGAGTCGGCGGATTCACCGAAAGCGATGAGCTTGCGACCGGCGTCGGCCAGTTCGGGAAACTCGAACGGAGTCTTGGCACCGAGTTCGCGGAGCTTGCCGAGGGTTTGTTCCGCCTTGGCTGCGTCGCCGATAAGCGTCGTGAAGGCGACCTTGGTCTGCTCGAAATCGGCGGCGGCCGTGACCGCTTTCATGCCGACACCCACCGCGGCAGCCCCGCCGGCCATCGCCGCGCCGATGGATGCCTTGAACGCGCTCCCGGCAACACTGAAGCCCTTTTGCAAGGCGGCCGCACCGCCCGTGCCAAGGCCAGCCAGTCCCGCGCCGGTGAGCCTCCCCATTCGCCGGGCCGACGCGCCGACCAGTTCGGTGGCACCGGCCATAGCCCGCTTCAGGGCGGTGATGTCGGCTCCGAGGGTGACGGTCAGGGCGCTCATGCGCATTGGGTAGAGTCAACCTGCGGGGAATCTGTCTTTGGACTGAAGGCCATTGGAAGAGCTGTTACCCGGACCGGAGGTCCGGTAAGGGCTCCTTTGAACATCCCTTAGAAATGGTGTTTAGAATCGCCGTTTTTGTAACGGCCGTATAGTTTTTCGGCGCTTTATGGTCAGATTCTCCCGTTTGCCTGTTGCGCGCCGAAACGCGGGAAAACGTGCCAGAAGTGGGGGTGGCTTGGTTACCCATTGGCTGCCCGGTTTTTACCGGTCATGCCTTGGTCGTCGTCGTGATCAGCAAGATGCCGGATCGGCGGCGACTGGTCAACGCGGCACCCTGCCGCCCCGGTGCCTGTGCCGGTCGAGGTCGATTGAATGGGCTTGTCGCACCGTCGAGCTTTGTTAGCCTGCCAAAATGGAAATGCTCATGGTCCTCGGCCTGTTTAGCTGTCTCGCAATCGCGGGGTGCATCGGCTATTTCATCGGCCGCACTGTCGGGGACGCGAGGGGCGGACTTGTGTGGGGCCTGCTACTGGGTCCGATTGGCTGGCTTGTCGTCCTTCTGAAGGGCAACACGGCGGAAAAGTGCCGCAAGTGCCGTGCTCCGCTCAAATCGGGAGCGCGATGCTCGCGCTGCGGCACTAAGGTTCAGCAAGCACCTGTGATTCCTCCAAAAGCCGTCGATCCGTTCGTTTCATGGGCTAACTCTGAGCGGAATCGTGAATCGTTTGAGCGGCGTCAGAAGGAGCGGGAGCAGGGCGAACAATAGCAGTCCCCCGGCGTTACCTCCAGAATCGACTCCAGCGCGTCCCAGACGATCCGGTGCCACTTGGTTCCCCGAAGACCCCGGCCAGCGGTGCCTTGCCGGACGGTCTGTTTTTCCTAGTCCCCGGCAACTTTGCAGTGATTAGCTGTCCCCCGTGAAGAATCCTGCCCCGACTGACGGGCTGCCCCTGACGATCGCTTCCGTTCCACTTTTTCGCGCTCCGGTCCGCCCCAACGGCTGTATCACACGCACCACCTCAAAAAAGTTCCTAGCCGCCCAATTCCCAGCAGCCGCAATGCCCGTTGCCTACTGCTAACCAATTGGCTCATATGATGTTTGCTGAAATAGAGGATTTACCCCTGTCAGCGGTCAACGTCGGTCACAATGCGCTTGATCTTCACAACGTCGCCAATCCGATAGGATGGCGACAGGGTGAAATTATTGGCTTGCTCGTTGTCTGTGAAACGACAAACTCCGAAGAATCTAATGAAGCTCTTACGCGGCGCATCGAAGCATCTATTCTTCGTGATGTATTGCTCATCGTTTCCGATGGTCGTCCTTCCTTTTTTCCACGAATTCCTGATCGCTCAGGTGTTGATGGCCATTGCTGTGCTAGTCTTTCTTTGCTGTTTCATCACGGCTCTTGTGCTCAAGGATTAGCGACGGCCTCCAGAATGCACACCAGCGTGTCTTCGTGAACCGGGTGACACTTGATCCCGGCTACCGGCAGAATCGCCAGAGAAACTCTACCAGTGCGGCGGTGGCGAGGATTCGGGCAATCTTCCGTGGAATTTCTGGAGATGGAAATTCAGAGCTTTCTTACCAAAAGAATCTTAACGTGGCTGTCGTTGTAGTAGATTTTCAAATCTGTGTATCCGTTGTCCTTCAGATGCTTCAGCACTGTAGAATTCTTGATCGTCTCGACGAACTTGTCCGCGTGCTTTTCAACATGGGATTTGTGCAGAATTACTCTCATCGTTTTGGTGCCGATTGATTCGACGATGCAATCAATCGAGGTGGACTTGATGAGGAATTTTTCGATCTTGAGATCTGACTTGGTGCCGCAACCCAACGGATTGACCGCGTAAGGAACTTCGGCAGCTTTCGCGCTAAAAGCTGTCAGACACAGGCCTGCAACGAGGCACAGGATCCCGAACGCGGTTTTTATTCTTTTCGTCATACCAAACGAGTGACGAAAGGGGAGCTGGTTGGCAAGTTTGATTTCGATGTCATGCCCTTCCACAGGAAAGCACGACCCGGTTCCCCAAGGCGGGGTGCCTTACTCACTCAAGGTGGGGCGGTCTTGGCATTCTCGGGTATTCCCCTGGAAAGGATCTCAGTGGAAATCGGCGGCAAGCTCGCGATCGGTGGCTTCGGGGTCGAGGGGCTGGCCAAGTCGGCGGACCTTGGACAGATCGGCCTTGGCTTCCACGACGCCAGGATCGACCTTAACGGAGAGCTTTTCGCGGGCGGCGGTCTCGGCATATCGCGGCGAATTGACGGCAGCGGCCTCGGCGTGGCGGGTAGCTCACGAACCAGCCGTTGGGTCGGACCAGCTCACTTGGGGGTCCACCGTGTCCTAAGTTGCCCCAGCTGCTCTCTGAGCGTGGGCATGTGGATGGCGGTGCCGCTCCACGTCGCCCGCACCCCATTTCTCCGCAACAGGCAGTGCTGATACTGCGCCAGCCTTGCCAGCGGCATGAACAGGATCCGCTCCTCGGGCCAGCCGGTTTCAGCGGCGACGGCGAAGACCTGGGCGGCTACGAAGCCCGGTTCGTCGCAGGCAGGGGCTTTTTTCCGGCCAGTCCCGACACGGGATCGACCTGGGCCGCCTCCAGTTCCCGGCTTTGTGCCTCCAGGCGCTGGAAGGCGGTCTGGAAATCCTCCGGGGTCAGCCCGCCGCAGAAGATCAGGGCGGCTTCCCGGAATCCTTGGTCGTTGAACGAGGCCCGGACCACTTCGGGCCACGGGGCGCAGTGGGTGTAGACGAAGCCCATGATCGAAGACGTGAACTCCGGAGTGCCGTCCTTGGGCATTTCCCCCTTCACCAGCGGGTTGCCGGTGCGGAGCAGCACGTCGTAGCTGGCCAGCGAAAGCGGGCGCATGGCGTGGCCGGCGACGATGGTTTCCACGTCGTGGAAGGCGGCGGAAAGGAGCTTCTGGCGGTCGGTGTCGTCCATGGGATCTTCAGAGGTGGCGGAGGAACAGGTCTTCGGTGGCGGGTGACGCATCGAGCGGGATGAAGGCGATCTTGCCCCGGCGCTTCACGCAGGCGAGCGGCACGTCCCGCTTCACCTTGTCGACCAGCCGCTCGCGGTTGAGCAGGGCGCACTTGATGTAGGCGAAGGGGTGCTCGGAGTGGGCGAGGTGCCAGGCGTCGTCGTGCCAGGCGGCGATGAGTTCCTTGGTCTGGAACTTGCCGCACGGGCTTTGCGGGTCGAAAAACCAGACGGTGCGCTCGCCGCGGATGCCGTCGCCGACGACGCGGACGAACGGCTTCTCGGCCAGCGCGATGCCCACGGCCGTCAGGGCAGCGGCGAGGCTGGTATTGCTGGTGGCGGTGGAGGAAAGATGGGATACGGCGTTCATCTCGGGATCGGAATGTTAGAAGGTTGTTCAGGCCCCGCCGCCGCTGGTGACGAAGGGGTAGTGGGTGGCGGTCAGGTCGATCTTCTCGAAGTCCTCGTTGTTGAGGCTGCGGCTGACCTGCATGAGGATCGTGGTGCCACCGCTGGCCTGTTGGAGGTGGCCCGGGATTGCGTTGGCCAGAGCGATGGCCGCGCCGATCTTGCCGCTGAACGACGAAGTCTTGGCCACGAGGCCCGAGAGCTTGATCTCGACCTTCTCCTGGTAGAGCGACAGGCCGATGATCTCGCCGGCCTTGTCGAGGACGGTCTTCTCCTGGTTAGAGAAGTCGAAGGACAGGTCGGTGATGAGGAGTCCCGGCTGATCGTTTGGGATGCCCCAGTTGCCAGTGGTGCCAAGGAAAGTCGCGGCCATTTGACCGCGCGCGGCGTGTCAACCGCATCAGACGGCGGAGACGACCGCCTCGTAGCTCAGCACGCTCTCCCGGCCGCGCGACTCGTCGGGCGTGGTGCTGCCTTCCCGCTCGATGAGGTCGTGGAGGACGAAGGATTCCGAATCGAGGTCGGCTTGAATCGCCGACTTGTTGCGCAAAAGAGTCACCAGTTTGCCTGCCCATTCGGCGTGGATTTCCGCAGGCGTGTCATCCACCTGGGAAAAGAGATGCACGTCGAGCTTCACGCGGGCGGTGTGTGGCATCGCCGGGACCGGTTTTGATTCCGAGGTGTCGAGAACGACGCAGGGCCGGGTGCGGATTTCATCGCGGCGGGCGACGTGGACGGGGATCGTCCCTGGAAATCCCTCGGGGCGGTGGGCGTCGATCCATTCGGCCAGCAGCGCCGACAGGCGGTCTTCGATCAGGTTTGGCATCTTGTCCGATGCGCCTGAGTCAACCGGACCGCCGTCGCAGCGATCGGTTCGCTCCGTCGTTGATCTTGCGCAGCGAGGTGGCGAGCGCCTTTCGAAGCCTGCCCGCGGCCACCTGGAGCGCGAGCTGGATGCCCTTGCGCGTGCTGACGTCCTCGATGTAGTCGAGCTTGTTGACCAGCGTGACGGCCGGGTTGTCTCCGGTCTTGATCGTGGCCGATCCCGGCGACTGCTTGTGGCGCGTCGCCCACTGGACCGCGCCGCGGATCCGCCCGCCGATGGCCTTGCCTGCATTGAGCCAGGACCCCTTGGCGAAGCCGACCCGCTTTTGGATCCTGGTGATGTAGGTCTCGCGGGCTTTGGGGCTGGTGACGATCTGCTTCGGCTTGGATCCGCCGAGTTGACCCCAGCGGTGGAGCTTCGGATCCAGGCGGCCGACGGTGAGGTCTTTCCAGCCGGAACTCGTTTGGCGCAGGTTGTTCTCCGCCCGCGCGAACCGCCGGTTCTGGATGTTGGCCCAGAACCGGTCGGCGGCCGCCGGGTCGGACTTGCGGATTTCCTCGAAGGCGTCGGACGGCAAGGCGAACACGCCGCCGATGTCCTTCGCCACCGCCTTCTCGCCCGTCTTGCGCGCCTTTTCAGAAAACCCGAACGGACGGGTGTTGCGGGCCAGTTCTACGGATAGCCCGCGGGCTTCCTGCTTCACCAGGGACAGCAGCGTCCGGCCCACCTTGTCCGGGTAGCGGCGTAGTAAGCGGGCGACGGTGAACGCTCCCTTCAGTTTCGCGGTGAAGCGGATCGCGCCGTCACTCATCGGTCGAGGACAAGGTGAGGGTGAGGAGCGGCGAGCGAGGATGGTTCGCAACCCGGCTGATCCGGTATGCCGTGCCGTCCACCTCGATACGCTCGCCGAACTTCGGCAGGGCCGCAGGAAAGGCCAGCTTCGGAACTCGGAGGCTGAGGTCGGGCGACTCGACGAATCCGCCCATGTCGATCTGCTGCTCGTTGCGCATCCGGCTGACGAGGACGAGCAGGTCGAGGTTTTTCCACCGGGCCGTCACGCCATGCTCGGTGAGGAGGTGGTGGAGGTCGGCGAGGATTTCCGATGTGAGGCTCATGCCCAACAGCGGCTGTCAAACCCCACAGTCCAAACGCCGATTGTTACTGGTTCCCGATCCAATTCAAGCTCACGACCAACAGCAAGCGCACACCCTCCGATATGCGCCGCAAGAATCACCTGAGGGAAGGACTACCTCATTCGGTGGCCACCTTCTGGCCACTGAGGGCGCTCTTCAGCGACTTCATGCTGTCCTTACTCCACTGCTTGGTGGGCGACATCAGCTTTCCGGCCAGCTTCAATTCGAGATTCCGAGCGCGGGCCTTTTTGAGCCGACTCCGCACCTCACGTCCCGACACCGAGGTCGAGCTTTTGTGCTGCCTGCGTGTAGTAGTGCTCATGCCGTGGAAGGTAGTGCAGTGCCCCATGCTTCTCAAGATCAATTAGTTCGATTTCCGGGGTGCCAGCTTCCACTCCCGCAACCCCCAGATTATGAAGGTAAAGGAACGAAACCGAAGGGTTGTCGCGGTATAGAGCCGTCAGGTCGAGAATAGTCTGCTGGACTTCTCGATGGTTTTTCGGGAGTTCGACGAGCGGGACACCTCGGCCGACTTCCCGCTTCCGTTGGACAGCCCCATAGAGCGCCAATTCCAAGTCCCGATAAACGTAAGCCACCTCGACTCGCCATTTTTTGTCCAAAGCCAGATCGATCATCGAGACAGCCCACGTCAGATCGCCCAACGTGCCATCCCAGATCAGGCAGGGTGCCACGGTCGGTTCGTTGCGGAGGGCGAATGTCTTACCGGCTCCCCAGCCACCCGACATGAAGCGGACCCGCTTGCGGGACCTCCGGTTTTCAATCTCGCGGACAAGGCGGTCTTGGGCGTAGCGCCAGGCCAAGTCCCAACTGGGCGTGAGATCCCGTTCCTTGCCCTTCTCTGGTTCGCGCGCATATCGCGTGTCCAGATACCTCGCGATGGCTGGTGCAACATCCCGTCTGTAAAAGTCCGAGACACCAGTGACCCCGGCCAAAGGGCCGATGGAGCGTAGCTGAATCGGCCCTTTGGCCGGCCGCCGCACCG